CGTAGGCTTTCACCGTTGCACTGCCGTAGGCTTTCACCGTTGCACTGTCGTAGGCTTCCACCGTTGCACTGCCGTAGGCTTCCACCGTTGCACTGTCGTAGGCTTTCACCGTTGCACTGCCGTAGGCTTCCACCGTTGCACTGCCGCAGGCAAATGAGGCTGTTCTAACCTCGTGGGTATTCTTGGTATAAATACCGGCTTGCGATAATTCTTCTTCTGTGAAGTTATCTTCCAAATATTCAGCATCGATAATTTTTGCATCCCTCAAAACCCAAAACCAATTTTCAGTAATGGCTTTTAGCAGGTCGGCTTTCGTATTGCTTCTTAGCCCCATTGCGTAGCCGGATTGGCATGCGCCAGCATTTTTAGCGCGGGTCAAGAGTTCTTCTTTTAATTTTTCAAATGTTTTCATATGATTGTTATTAATTGGTTTCAAGAAAAACCGGACTATCTTCACAGACCGCCCAGCTACGACTAAACAAATACTTCATCTGTAGTGAAGATGTTGCGACACCCGGACTCGAACCGGGACGAGTTGTCAAGCTCCACACATCTAAGGTTTGACATTCCTATCATAGAGTGCTGCGTCTACCATTCCACCATGTCGCAGTGTTTCCCGACCAGCACGTGGACGGGACTATTTACATTAAAAAGCTATCATGAATTATTCACCCTTACAGGCTTTGTTCCCCTGAACCAATTCGATTGGCAACATCACGTTATTATCAGGGGATTTTCTTAATTTTGTGTCGCCAAACTAAAAATTAAGAAATATGGATTTATCAGAATTAATCAAATGCTACAATATGGAGCATAAGTCTTTGTTTACCGCTTTTGCGGTATCGTTCCCCGTCTTATTTACTGTCTTGTATCTGTACATACCAGAGTTTGCCAACTTGGAGTTTTATGAGCAGGTTGTTTTCTCGGCCACTGCATCTATCTTTTGCGTGTATATATCGTACCTTTTTACCGTTATTGTATATAGAGCGGGAAGGGAACGGTACAGAAGAGGACATTTACCTTTGCTTATCTGCACCCTTGCCGCTTCCTTTTGGCTAATTGTCTTTCCTAACAATTATGGTCTTGGGTATAGATATGTGATATACGTTTTTTCCGATGTGTACATCTATTTCTATGGAATCCTTGCACTCGGCGCTTCGGTTATCGGTATCTTTAGGCTTTTTCCCCATCGAACCAAAAATCTCAAGGAACGAATAGAAAAGACTGAGACCAAAGAAAACGATGACAAGTAGCGCTCCGGAAGATAATATATTCTCCATTGTCGTTATAATTTAATTCGTTCCCGTGAGCGTTCCGATGTTAAGCCTTACCACTCTCAAACATCTATTGAGAGCCACGGGATAATTACATATTACTTCAATTTTCTGATTATATCACCGCCATAAGAATATTGAGTTAATTCTATAAACTCATGTACGGTATAAGTATCATTGTCAATGTCTATTCCCTTATTGGCACAGAATGACAGCCTTCCTTGCTTGCACGAACCGGTCAGCACATGATGCCAATGGAACAATTCTTTAGCCGATACCTTTTTAGTAAAGTCCTGAAAATGCTTTTTAAAAGCTTCCAACCTTTCCTCCTCGGTTGAATCGTCATACAATTTTTCTTGAAGCGAAGCAAAGGCCTCGTGCAATGTTTCTCCATGAGCGAATTTCCCATTCCTTTTTGCAACAAATGTCTCAGTCAATGTAAAGTCATCGTTCAGTATATATCCTTTAGCTACATTGTCATGAACATGCTTGATAATTGTAGGAATATCATCAATGATATATGCTTTGTCGCCATTGAATGTTTTAATTCCATCGCCATAGCCATCGCCAGAGCCATAGCCATAGCCATAGCCATCGCCAGAGCCATAGCCATCGCCAGAGCCATCGCCAGAGCCATAGCCAGAGCCATAGCCAGAGCCATCGCCAGAGCCATCGCCAGAGCCATAGCCAGAGCCATAGCCAGAGCCATCGCCAGAGCCATAGCCAGAGCCATAGCCAGAGCCATAGACATCGCCATAGCCAGAGCCATAGCCAGAGCCATAGACATCGCCATAGCCAGAGCCATAGCCAGAGTATATACTAAGAAACTTTCTTATCTGTTCTTCCATACGGCTACCTCCTCAATGGATTTTATCGCTTCATCTGTACAAGGAATTATTTCTATAACCCCCAAAATAGAGATTATCGGTACAACTAATGTAAATTTACAATCATTAGGTCTTTTCGTTCCCTCAACAGCTAATTGGCTGATAGATGCAGCCCCATACCAACACCACAATCTTCGGCAGTCTGTCAATGTAACCTCACTACCATTTTTTTCTTTCAATACTCCGTAAAATACGCCCGCTCTGTCTGCTCTAATAATTACTTTTTTCCCAATCATAATTCTATATATTTAAAGATTAATAAATATTGGCTCCCTTCAACGCAACAATACGTGTTTAGCTTTCAGCGTGCCCGAATTTGACGGGAAGGGAGTATATAATAGTACCAGCGATAATGACGCCCAAACATCATACTTTAACGGTCAACGGACGATTTTCCGCGCTGATACATAGACTACTATTGTAGTATGTTCATTAACTTAATCACGCTGCTGCCTTATGCTCGTATTCACCTCTCAATGAACAGTCTTCGCAATCGGTTGCTTGCACGCTATACATCGCCTCAGCTATGTGTATATATAGATATACTGCTTATCAGCGCAGGCTAATTTTACGTGCCCTGAACACGACTTCATTTTTGAGGGTTAAGTCTCCCATCCCGAATGTTTGGCTCATCGGTTTCGCCTATAATGCTCCCTCTGCACGACTCGAACGTGCGACCTTCGCTAACCGGAAATTACCGGATACTAAACCTTCGAACAAGTAACCATAGCGATGCTCTGCCTGGCTGAGCTAAGAGGAAGGAGCGTTGTTCACACAACGCGGTTTCTTTCTATGAACCTTTCAATGCTTTTCAAGTCGTACCAAATGGTACGGTTATTATATTTAGAAAATGATATTTCGGCATTGTTCCTTAGTTTTTCCAACAGTTTATCACTGCATCCTAAGTATGCCATTGCTTCCTTAGCGGAGAGCCATAGTTTGTTGACCGGCTCTACCTTTCCTACAGATTTCGTTCTTCCCATAACCTACCAACTTGGACTGTCGTAATATTCTTTGTTATTTAAATAAGTCTTTACGATTTGAGTATCGCTACAACCTTCGCCGAGAGAATCTACAATAACATTGTAAGCCGTTTCCGTCATGTTGTATATGACTTCCTGATTATAATCTGATTTACCTGCGATGCCGAGAAGGAATAAGAAGCCGATAAATCCTATTGCAAACATGGCTGTCTGTTTTGATATTCTGTTGATATTCATAATGATATTATTTAAGTCGTTTTACTATCAACCCTTCAGGGCAGCTTGTCGAATAAAAGCTATATCCGTTTTTAGATAGTCTGGACATGGTAGAGCGGGCTACATTGGGTTTTATATGCTTGTCCTTTATAATCACTGTGTCACCGACTTTTATACTTTTTAATGTGTCGGATGGAGATATTTTCTTTACTGCTATTGTCTTGATGTCATTCATATTTATGTGCTAATTGTATTAATCACCCACGAAACAAGAGCCAAAACGCCCTCTGTTGTTAGAAGTATAATAGACGGAAGCCGGAGCATTGAAATTATCATAGGCGCTTCTTTTTGCCGGCTTATAGCCTTCATTCTCCTTTCTCAATCTATTAGTGAACGCTTTATCGTCAGCAGACTTATAGTCTACCATATTGGCTATTTCCTCTTTTACGCGGACAGAAAACTTTGCCATCTTCCATGATTTTTTCAAGCTTTCAGACCAGGTGTATTTTCCGGCCTTGTAGAAGTTGTGAGCCTTTTTTATTATGTCTGATAAATCGTACTTCATATTTGCTTTCTTTATTTATTTTCTTATCTTTGTATTTACTTTAAAAAGTAACGTTGTTGATTAACAACAGTGCAAAGGTAGGTATCTTTTTAGATACTACAAAAATAATAGTATCTTTTTTGATGCTATTTTATATGTTATAAAACATATTTTTAGTAAAGCTCTGATTAATATATTGTTATGGTTGAGTTTAGAACAGCATCGAAGGGGAGAAAGGAGTATCCTAAGGTAATAATGCCGGAGGAAAAGGATAAAATCCTGTATGAACTTCTTAATAAAGAGGGAAATGGTTTTTATTTTGAATATAAAAATGTCCCAGACCTTAATATCAGTATGGTGCAATTTGAAAAAGTGATGATTGAACTTGAAGATATGGGGATGCTTAAAATTGAAGGTTATAAGAATGGCGGTAAAATATATCTTAATTCAAAATTGGATACATTCTACCGCTATGGGGGATTTAAGATGCAAGACAAAATACTTTCAAATGATTTGGAGAGACTAAAACTTGAACTTGAATCTCTTAAAAAAACGGTGGAACCGCCCATTTCGGAGAAAGTAAAAACCATCACTGAAATTGCGGCATCTATTACATCTGCATTGGCTTTTGCTTTCGGGAGGGTACAGCCCTAAATGTTTTTCAAGATACGTAATAGGTGATTCTTTTTCACTGTCGCTGCTAATTTCATGCAGTGAATGAAATATTACTTCACCGTCTTCGGCGTTTGTAACGGTTCTCTCTACATTAAGGCTGTTTTTCCCCTCAACGTATCTACGGGAAATTGTAATTGTGTAATTAGGTTCATTTTTCATAATTCGTTCTTTGAAATGTTGTACAATCGGTTAATTGATAATATAATTTTATGGATAAAAATTTGATTTTGATGTGCAAATCTGCTACCGAATACATTATTAGGAACAAAAGCATTTCCCAAAAGAAGTGCGAAGAATTATTTGGTAGTAGTGGTACAGTAGTTTTTGAGAAGCTAAAAAGTTTAGGAGCAGGCAAAAATATTGGATACGGAGATTTGCAAGTCACCCAAGAAGCCAAACGGCTTATTGATACTAAACACTTTGACAACCTAATAGAACAGATTGAAAGAGATGAATATGATAGGAACTTGTCAAATAAAAGCAAGAAAGCCACCATAAAATCCGTTCGTATAGCAAAAATAGCTTTGATTTTGTCTATATTTTCGATGACCGGGTGGCCGCAAATGTTTTTTAAATGGCTATGGTCTATCATTCTTAAATCCGTTTATTAGCTTATTTGCAAACTCATGAATAAAGTCTTTTGTATTTAAGAGATTTTTTTTGAACTCATCGTGAAAAACTTTTTCCCCGTTTAAAAATATATCTCTTGAATACAAATCAGAATCTTCATCTACTGACATTATAATTTCAATCTTTGTTATTTTCTTCATAATATGTAGTTATTATTTAATCAAGTAATTATTATACTTTATGTTAACTTACAAATTACCATGTTTGAAGGAAACGTTGATTTTTGAGTGAATCATCCCCTTACCCGTAGAGAGTGTTTTTTCTCTCTAACGGTTCAGGGATA